ATAATACTATAATATTCTTATATTATAAGTAATGAAAAACATTAAATTATTACAATTACTAGAATCAGTATTAGGTAAAGGTAAATCTACATCTGGTGATAATATTGCATTCTTTTCTCCGTTTGTTTCTCATTATAAACCTAAATTAGAAATCAATATTAATACAACTTCCGAAGGTGAAAATGCTTGGCATTGTTGGATATCTGATAAAAAAGGACGGAGCATTGCTTCGTTATTCAAACAATTAAATTTACCAAAAGAAAAATTTGAACAATTATCGCGCGTAATTGAATCTACGAAATATAGAAATGTAACTTCTACAGAAACAAAAACAGAATCAATTCAATTGCCGGCAGAATATAAACCATTATGGATTCCGAAAAACACTCCGGATTACAGAAATGCAATGCATTATTTAAAAAATAGAAACGTTACTATATTTGATATCTTAAAATATAGAATTGGTTATTGCGATGCTGGGGAATATTCCGGAAAAATAATTATTCCTAGTTATGATTGTAACGGACAATTGAATTATTTTGTAAGTAGAGCTTTTTATAAGGCAGATCAACAAAAACATAAGAATCCTAAAATATCCAAAGACATTATCGGATTTGATTTAACTATAAATTGGTCTCAACCGATAATATTGTGTGAAGGTTCATTTGATGCAATTGCAATTAAACGCAATGCAATTCCATTGTTTGGAAAAATTATTCAAATGAACCTTCAGAAGAAAATCATACAAGAACGAGTACGAGACATTTATATTTGTTTGGATGCCGATGCATTGAAGAACGCAATTAGTATTGCAGAAAAATTCATGGCAGAAGGATTAAATGTATATTTCGTTGAATTACAAAATGCAGATGCTTCGGAATTAGGGTTTAATAAAATCAATGAAATTATTGAAAATACCGATGTTTTAACTTTTGAACGGTTAATGCAATTGAAAATGGGAATACTATGGACATAAAACATATCGATACAGGTTTACAATGGATTGACAGAATATATCACGTTTCGGACGTGCATATTCGTACATTGAAACGACACAAAGAATATCGAGAAGTATTTGCAAATCTATTTGACTATATTGCGTGTAATTGCACCAACAATAGTATTGCTGTAGTTACTGGAGATATTGTGCATAGCAAATTAGATATGTCTCCGGAATTGATTGATATGCTTGTTGAATTTTTTGACGGATTCATGATTCCTACCGTAGTGATTCTGGGCAATCATGACATGAATCTAAACAACATGCACCGTACCGATGCAATTAGTCCTATCATCAACGTAGTTAAAAATCCTAACATTATTTTTGTACGTGAAAATGGATTGTTTGAAATAGGTAACGTTGTTTTTAATCACATGGCAGTTGACATTCCACCGAGTGAGTATATCCGTGCCAATCAATTTACGGCTGCATACAAAGTAGCATTACATCATGGTGCAGTTAATACTGCAAAAACGGATATTGGTTATCAAATATCCAACGAACATGTAGGTGTTGATTTATTTGATGGTCATGATATTACTTTGTTAGGAGATATTCATAAACCAGCACAATTTTTAAATGAAGCTAAAACCGTAGCATATCCAGGCTCATTGATTCAACAAAATCATGGAGAAGCGTTAGACCACGGAATATTAGTTTGGGACTTGCCAGACCGAGAAGCTAAGTTTGTGGAAATACAAAATGATTACGGGTACGTAACACTTGAAGTAGAAGGAACTACGATTGTTAAGTCTCCGCACCGAATGCCATTAAAGCCACGCGTTAGAATTAAATTCAACGAAACGTCAGCGGCTGACATGAAAAAATTAATTGCAACTATTCGTAAAAAATACGATGTGCAAGACATAACCATTCAAAGAACATCAACGTCTACAAATACTAATGCAACATCATCATTTACTATTGGCAATGTACGAGATGTAGAATATCAAAATACTTTGATTACTGATTACATTGCTTTAAACTTTCCACAAGCAACTGCAGAAGAAACTGATGCAATTCGTCACGTTAATCGCATGATAAATTCAAAACTACCAGCAGTTGAATCCGTACGACACATGACATGGCATCCTATTCAGTTTGAATTTGATAACATGTTTTCATACGGAGAAGGCAACACGGTAAATTTTGAAAACATGAAAGATGTATGTGGTTTATTTGCTGCAAATACATCCGGTAAGTCTTCGTTGTTAGATGCAATAACTTATACTATATTTGATAAATGTAGCAAAACGGGTAAAGCACATGAAGTTTTAAACAACAAAAAATCTTCATTCCGAGGCAAGTTTACGTTTGAAATGAATGGCATAATTTATACTATTGAAAGAACCGGAATACGTCAGAAAAATGGACACGTTAAAGTATTAGTAGATTTTTATACCGATTCTGAAAATTTAAATGGAGAAGAACGAAGTGATACAAACAAATCAATTCGTCGCTATTTAGGCACATATGATGATTTTATTTTAACGGCATTTTCACTTCAAGCAGACAACAATAATTTCATAGAAAAGTCGCAACGCGAACGAAAAGATTTGTTATCGCAGTTTTTAGATATTACGGTGTTTGAACAATTGTATCAATTGGCTTCTGACGAAATCAAAGAAACGGCAGGTAAATTAAAAACATTTAAAAAGACGGAATTTGATGTTATTATTACAGATGCAGATAACATCATAACGAAAAATCAAAATACAATTCTAGATTTAGAAAACAAAGAAGATGAGTATCAAGATGCTAGAAATGCATCGCAAACTAAAATTCTACAATTAATTGAAACCAAACTACCAACTACATATACAGGACCTGACGTTAATATTCTAGAACAACAAGAAACAGAATTAACCGAAGCAATTGAAACATTGCAACAAGATATCGAAACGTCTGAACAAGAAATTTTTAATTTCAAAGAAACTATTAACGCAAATAAAAATCAGATTCGTTCTCAATACAATTTATCGGAATTACAAGAAAACATACAAACGCTAAATGTTTTACGGAATCAATTTGATGATATCCGAGACAGAATCAAAGAACAACAAGGAGTAATCGATGCAAAAGAAGAAAAAATTAAACATCTCGAATCTCATGAATATGATCCAAACTGCAAATACTGTACATCTAACGTTTTCGTACAAGACGCAATGCAAGCACAAGATACAATTGATACGGATCGTGCAATACTAAATGAATTATTAATTCGTTATGATGATACTATTAATGAAATTGAAGCATTGCGAATTTATGAAACTCAATTCAATGAATTAAATGCATTGAAACAACGCGTTGATGTTGCAAAAAATCGAATTGAACTTAAAGAATTGCAACTACAAATTTTAGAAAGTGATTTGCAAACCAGAGAGTCTGAACTAGAAACATGTTTAGAACGTCAAGAATCATTTCGTCAAAATGCAACTGCTATAATTCATAATCAGACTGTAGATGTACAAATTGCTGAATGTAAAACTGAAATAGAAACATGCACAGATAAAATTAAAGCTACGCAAGATACTATTAAATCTTTGTTTGGTGCAATTGAAGTTGCAAAGACTAACAAGAAAACGGCAATAGATCAGCTTGATGCATATAAAAAATTAGAAACGGAATACAAAGCATATGAATATTATTTAGAGTCGGTTAAACGAGACGGAGTACCGTATGAATTGATTTCTAAAGCTATGCCTAAAATTGAATCTGAAATAAACAATGTATTGAATCAAGTTGTAGATTTTAACATGGTGCTTCAAAGTGATGGTAAAAACATCAACGGATACATTATATATGATGAAGATAATTTTTGGCCATTAGAATTAACATCAGGCATGGAACGTTTTATTTCGTCATTAGCAATACGAATAGCACTTATCAATGTTTCGGCATTACCTCGTCCTAATTTCATTGCAATCGATGAAGGATGGGGGTCATTGGATTCGGAACACATTTCTGCTGTTGTAAATCTATTTGATTATTTTAGAAATAAATTTGATTTTTCTATTATCATATCACACGTCGATACTATGCGAGACATGGTAGATAATTTATTGGAAGTTAACAAGATAAACGGTTTTAGCGAGATTCGACACACTTGATATTTATATAAAAAGAATATCAGTGGATGAAACGTAAAGAAGCAGTTTATAAAGGTTTACAATTTGTTCCGGTTTGGTTTGAAGACACAACGGCAACTTCTCCAGATTATTTTCAAATATCTGAATTTCCTACAAGGTTAACTGCAGGAAAAAATCTTTTCAAATTACGAGGCAATCCAACAGCATTGCGTCCCGGTAGTTTTTTAAACATAGAAGTTTTAGATTACAACGGCAATCCTATTTATTCTGAAGTTATCAATTACATAGATGACGATAAATCCAGAGTAGTTGCAATTTATGTATACGAAGAAACATCTCCGGGTAATTGCACCATAACTTTGCTTGGAGAATCTGTAAATGCTCCTGCAGAATGGCAAGGTAAACCCAATGTCAAATGGAGTAGATCTGTACCAGTTAATCCTAATGTATCAAACATATCAGAAATAATTTTTGAAACTACCCCAACTTTAGTTGTACAAGAACAAGTAGGAGTTCAACTAGATAGAACATATGGAGCTGGCGGACAATTTCCTACATACAACACCGGCACGGTTAAGTATTTTACATACAATGGTCAACCAGCTGTTGAATTAGCGGGAGGATTGTTTACTAATGATATGTCTACTGGTACTTTAACTGTTCCTGCACCAGTAAATCCTGCTCCTGCCCCTACATACACTCCATCTACAACTACGTATACGAGTACGATTAAAAAGATATTAAGTTCAGCCGTAGCATTGTTAGATACAGAGTATACGGTTTATAGTAGCCAAAGCATATCGGGACATACATATTCTAGTTTCAATGCATCTGCATATAGTATTTCATACGAAGCTACTCCTACTTATGTTGCCACACAAAATTCCGAATCATTTGCTTTGATGCAAATAAAAGGATTAGAACCAGCAACTGGCGATGTTTCTCGAATAAAAGTTTTCATGAACAACAACGGTACCGTTGGTACATGGGAATTGTTAAATGATGTTGAATTAGAAGAAACGGAAATATTTGTTTCCGACACTTCATCTTTGTTTCCGGATGTTAGCATTGGATCATTTACATCACAAAGTGTTATCAATACATATTGGGAAGGTGTTTCTTATGTTAATGGTATATCAGCAACCGCTCCGACATTAACTTGGTCAACTGCATCATTGAATAATGCAATGCAAATACAAAATAACGTAGATATATCCGCACGTAATTCGGTTAGCATCGCAAAAATAAAATCTGCATACAATGGTATTTTTATTGCAAATTCTGAATACAAAGTTACTATCGATGCAATAGGTGCAATATCCGGTTCTGGCGTTGCAAAATTATCTTTGTACATGTCCGGGAGTGCATTTGATTATGATGCTACAGATTATTTCAATCAACAGTTTCCCGTACGATTTGGTAAACGTCTTGGCGAATTAACGATATCTCAAAATTCGCAACGTTATGATGATGTTGTTTTTAATTTTGAAACTGACAGAGAAGGTGTTGGGACATTGTTACTAGTAGTAGAATCCGGAACTTGGGAAGTAGCTGATGTTAGAACTACAACGGATAATGACTCCGGGTATTCTCCTAATTATACTAGATTAAGAACTTTAGTACCAACGGCACATAAATCTGACAATCAACTTACATTCAAAGCTGAATATTACAACGTTAATGGAGAAAAAAGCAAACAAATCAGTTATGTATACAATAAAACATGGGAAGGTGGAAATCGTTACATTGATGGCGATTATTCTATGCTTACTGGTTCTTTGTATGTAGCAGATTCACTACAATCAGGTGTAGCAATATCCGGATACAAGAATACTGGATTTGTTAGATCCTTAGGATATGAAGGCTTTGCAGCCGGATATCCTGGATTTTTATTGTGGAGCGGATCTGCATTAGCAGGCTCAGCTGGAACTAAAGGAGGAGTGCCATACAGCGGAGTTGGATTAGAATTGTATGCAAATACCGAAAGTTATTTTAGATATAGCACGGCTGATAGCGAAATAGATGTACGTACTGATAAATTCTTTTTTGGAAACCCAACATCTCAATATATTTCTGGCAGCAACGGTAATTTAGAAATTTCTTCAAGTGGATTTTATTTAACTGCAAATGGCGATGTGACAGCATCTTCATTTTTAGCAGTAAACGGAAATAACGTATTATTTGATTCAAATTCAGAATATGCTGATGGATTGAACATTGGTCGCGTTGTATATTTCGACAGATCTGAATTTTCATATACAGGTGATATTGGAAGTACTGGTACACCTGTCACGTCGTCGATATTTGAAACTTTTATATTGCCGGGAGAAACTCGTATGCAAGTTTCATTAACTACTCAATATAACAATCAAAATATTTCTAGCCGTACTATTCGAGCACAATGGTATATACAATCTGCTAGTAATATCGAACAAATTGCAGGCGCAAATGATTATGATACATGGAGTACACCTCAACCATTATCTGCTACGGGTTTAGGTATACTACTAGTTGCGCCAAGTACTACATATGGAAATTCTAGAACATTAGAAATTACAAATGGGGTAACAGGACAAAATAATTTTATAGATTGTCAAGGTAAGTACGTAAGAATTTACATGATATCAGATCATGGGCTTCCCGGTAACGGTTCTAGTGTATTAAAAATGAAACAATTTGTGTATCGTACTAGTAGGACTGTAGGTGGCGTAACTGGTAGTTTAGGCTTTCCAGTTGCTTAATATTTATATATAAAGAAACAAAATGAACAACGTAACAGTACTTTTTCCTGGTGGGTTCAAACCATTAACTGGTGCACATTTAGAATTAGCAAATCGTTATACGCAGCATCCGGATGTAGATCTAGTAATACTTTTAATTGGTCCTAAAGAACGTGACGGAATTACCCGAGAAAAAACTATAGAATTGTTTAATATTTTAAATGATAATCCAAACATAGAAATACAACCAACAGAATTTAATTCTCCTATCATGGCAGCATATGAATATTTGTTTGCATTGCCAGAAGATGTTACGGGACAATATGCAATGGCTGCATCTGCTAAAGGAGATGATTATGTACGTGCAAAAGATTTTATTCCGAATGTAGATAAATATGCTACTATTGGCGATAAAAAAGGACGTACGATACCACGTGGCATTGATGCGATAGAATTAAATATCAACGTTGATCCATTAATGGGAAGTAACGGAGAACCTATATCAGCTACTATGGTTCGAAATGCAATTGCTAACAACGATTACAATACATTTCGGTCTGCATATCCACAATTCAATGATGCTAAAGTTAAAAATGCTTGGCAAATTGTAACAGGATTACAAGAAGCACTTTTTACTAAAGATTGGTGGGTAAAAGTTTTACAAGAAGACGTTGATAAAGTAATAGAATCAATGATGTTTCCGAAAGAAAAACAACGCCATGCACAAAAAATAAAAAAATTAAGATCGTTTCTAGAAAAACATCGCGGAGAATCTTTTGTTTATGATTTTGATGATTTTCAAAAAACGGTAGTTGGTGCTAAATTACTAGAAAATATTATTACTGAAAATTACATTACGCGTCAAGAATTAAGTAGCATCGAAACTGCAGTTGACGGATTTTTTCAACGTTACGGAATTGATGTAGATTTTCAAGGCAAATTTACACATTTCATAGATAGATTAAACGATCCTCGAAATGAAGCTCCTATTTATACAGATGAATTGCGAGACTTTTTTGAAGACTTAGCAACAGAATATGGAGATAAAATTGCTAGACAATTAGATTTAGAACGACCTACCGGTGTTGGATCTGATTATCAATTTGATATTCCAATTCATATGCCGTTCATGTTGCAATGGAATCCTAGTAAAAAAATAATTGAATTGATTCCTAGAACAATTAAAAAACAACGTGATAGATGGAAATCAAACAATCCAGAAGATATCATTTATAAAATAGAATCTGCAATGAGTACTGGCAACATGTTGACAGAAGGAGGCGCAGCAGGACACATGGCACACCCATGGGACGATCACGGATTAACTTTCAACGATGTTCGAGAAATTGTATCACGTGGATTAGAAGGACGTTTAGATATTGAACAAGCAGTAACTGAAAAAACTGATGGGCAAAACATATTTGTTACATGGAAAGACGGACAACCTGGATTTGCTAGAAACAAAGGAACCATAATTAATCCAATGACTCCGGCACAATTAATTGCAGACTTTGAACGCAAATATCAAGAAACCATGCAAAAGAACGGAGCAGATGCAGCCGCTGGATACAAATTAGTAGTGGATGCATATCGTGCATGTGCTGAAGATTTAACAGAATCTTTAAACAAAGTTGATGCAAATACATTGACTCAAATATTTAAAAACGGACGTGTTTTTGCTAACATGGAAATCATTTATCCGGCAACTCGCAACGTTATTGCATATGATAAAGCACACTTACAGTTTCACAATTTGGTTGAATTCGATGAAAAAGGCAATCAAGTAGAAACTGATTTAACTGGCGGCGCAACAATGCAACGTGTTATTGAAGATGCAAATGCGCACATGCAAAAAACATTTTCATTTATTCCTCCACAACAAATCAAATTAGGACGGGTATATGATTTTGAAGATCAACAAGCAGCATTTTTCAATGAAATTGATCAATTACAAAAACGTTATAATTTAAAAGAAACGGATCTGTTAAGCGATTATCATAAAGCGTGGTGGCGTGATGTAATACAAAGCAAAGCACAACAATTAAATTACGATATTCCAGATGACATTTTAACTAAATTAATATATCGTTGGTCATTTGATGATAAATCAACTAATATTGCGATGCTTAAAAAACAAATTGATAATGCAGAATTTGTAAATTGGGTAACTGAATTTGATAAGTCTGATTTTAAAAAATTCAAAAAACAAAATTTAGAACCATTCGAATCTATCTTTTTAAGATTAGGAGTATTGGTTTTGCAAAATGCATCTAATTTCTTAGCAGCAAATCCAAGTCAAACCGTACAAACAATCAAAGCAGAAATGAATCAATTGATTGGGGAACTACAATCATCTCCAAATCAAGCTACTTTAGATAAACTGAAATTAGAACTTCAAAGAATTCAAAAATTAGGAGGTTTTGATGCAGTTGTTCCAGCAGAAGGCGTTGTATTTACGTATCAAGGCAATACATACAAAATGACGGGAGCATTTGCACCGGTAAATCAAATTTTAGGAGTATTAAAATACGCACGATGATATTTATATAAAATAAAAGGAAAATTGTAATGGCGCAAAAACATAAAAGCAAGTATAAAACACCAAAAGATTTTGAAAAATCACAAAAACCAAAACCAAGAAAAGATCTTAAAGATTATACTGAAGAAGATAAAAAAGGTGCATTGAATCCACGTTCTACTGGAGACAAACAACTTAATGTTTTGCGTAAAACAGATAAAGCTGTACAAGATGACGGCAAAATGTTTCCAAAATACAATGACGATGATAGATTGTATAAAGACATCGCAGATGGAGATTATGATCCTAAAACTGCAGCAAAACGTTTAAAAAAGCGTCAAGATACAGAAGAAAAAGAAGTTAAAGATGTTTTGAAAGATAAAATTGAAAATTTAACTAGAGAACAAAAAGAACGTTTGGTTAGAGAATATGTACGAAGAAAAATACAAAAAGTACTTTTCGAACAACCAGATCCAAACGCACCTGCACCAGAAGAAGAACCAGCTGCTCCAGAAACTCCACCTGCAGATGCACCCCCAGTAGATGCAGCACCTCCAACAGATGCCGCACCTACGGCACCAGAAACCCCGCCAGCAGATATGGGCGCAGCACCAGAAACGCCGCCAACAGATATGGGCGCAATGCCAACGGGAGGTGGTGCACCTAGTACACCAGCAGCTGGAGCAACACCACCAGCACCGACAGATGCTGCAGCTCCAACAGATGCAGCGGCAACGCCACCAACTGATGCAGGAGCAACACCGCCAACAGATGCTGCCGCCGCAGCACCGGCGCAACCATCTCCAGAAGAAGAAACTGATAAACTCGTAAACAATGTTTCCAGTAGATTAGCAAAAGAAGGTGCGATTGGTAAGATTAAACTTTTAAATAGAATTTTAAAAAGTGCAATGCAAGAAATTGATATAGAAGACAAATCAAATTTCTTCAAATTGCTTAGATCATTTGCTATAAAAAAGATAGCTACGTTATCAACTGAATCCGAACCAGCTGAATCTGAAGAAACAGAAACCAAATCATAAAAAGTTATATGTCTAAAAAGTTACAAAACATCAAAGCTGTCAAACAAATGATTGATGGTACGCACAAGTTTCAAACCAAAAAATCCATGGGATTTTCAGATGCCGACGAAACGGCAAAGAAAAATGAAAAACATCATGTTGGAGAAGTATGGGAAGAAACTGATACTAACGGCGTAACCTATGTAATCGAACAAAAAGATGGTTTTCGTATCAAAAAACCAAAAATATCTGAAGTATTGCAAACCATACGTGAAGAATTAAGAACGTATCCAAATTGCCGTAAAGAAACATGCAGCTGCATTACACAACATCCTTTGAATGAAAAAATGAGAAAAATTCATGGAATGTGTTTTGATTGTGTAATAGAAATGGAACATGAATTAAAAAAAGACGGCAAATATGAAGATTACGAACGCAATAAAATACGAGAAAATGCATTAGCATGGTTAGCAGATGCTGAACGAGATGTAGCAATGTTAAAACAAGCATACACTCAGATACAAGAATTTGTTACAAATTCACAAGGCGAAAAAGAAACTTGGTCTGCAAAAATGACACCGGACGAATTTGATGCGACTATACAAACACAATTTGATAAATTTAAAGAAGATTTTTTAAAAAAACTAAATGGAAATGATGATGAAAACAATTAAAAAATATTGGATGATTATAGTAGGTGCTGTTGCAGCTGCTTTTGCAATTTTTACATTAACGTCAAAACGACGCAATGCTAAAAAATTAGATACGCTTCAACAACAAATTGATGATAACGAACAACTAGTTGATAAAATTGACGGAAAAGTTGAAGTAATTAATGAACAAAGAAACGAATTAAAACAACAAATCGAACAACAATTACAATCTATAGAACAATTGGAAGAAAAAAAGCAAGAGATTAAACCGGAAACTAGAACGGTATCTGAAGCTAAAGAAAATATTTTAAATAAAACAAAAAGAGGTCGTAAACCTAAAAACATCAACTCATGAAAAAGTTACTAGTTATATTATTGTTTCCATTAACCGCACATTCTCAAATTGCAGATACGTGTTTTACGGAACAACAAATTTTAGATATATCATTTACGTTGGATTCTTTAACTGAATTAAATGATATCAACGATCAAATTATTTTAGAACAAAAACATTTGTTAGAAAAACAAGGCAAATTGATTGAATTGGATTCTATGCAAATTGCATATCGAGAACAACAAATTGCTTTGTTACAAAAGAATGTTGATTTGTATGTAGAACGCGAAAAACGATTTCAAACAAAATGGTATGATCATAAAGCAATTTGGTTTAGTGGAGGAATATTAACTACTATACTTACTAGCAAATTAATCATTGAAGTTGTAAAATAACAATGTCTCAGCCAAGTATAAAACAGATAATACAGCAACAGTACATGATGTGTGCTAAAGATCCTGTATTTTTTATGCGTAATTATTGTTATATTCAACATCCTAAACGAGGTAAAATTAAATTTAATTTATTTCCATTTCAGGAAGATTCATTATCTGAATTGCGAGATAACCGTTACAATGTTATTCTCAAGTCTCGTCAGTTAGGTATTTCAACTTTGTCAGCTGGATTTGCTTTATGGAGCATGTTATTTGCAGAAGATTTTAACGTGTTAGTTATTGCAACTACGCAGGAAGTAGCTAAAAACTTAGTAACTAAAGTGCGAGTGATGCACGATAATTTACCAAGTTGGTTGAAAGGTACGGTAGAAGCTGACAATAAACTATCATTAAAATTTAAAAACGGTTCGCAAATTAAAGCAGTATCATCAGCAACCACAGGAGCACGTTCAGAAGCGTTATCGTTGCTAATAGTTGATGAGGCCGCATTTATTCGCAATATTGAAGAAATATGGATAGCATCGCAAGCAACATTATCAACGGGTGGGGGTGCAATAGTATTGTCAACTCCTAATGGTGTTGGTAACTGGTTTCATCAAACATGGGCTGATGCTGAATCTGGAATAAATGGCTTTCATACAATCAGGTTGCATTGGAAAGTTCATCCGGAACGAGATCAAGCTTGGCGAGATGAACAAACGCAGTTACTAGGAGAACGAGGTGCAGCACAAGAATGTGATTGTGACTTTGTTAGTTCCGGACATACTGTAGTTGATGGCCCATTGCTTTTAGAATATGATGAACGTTGTGAAGATCCAGTAGAACGACGCGGCTTTGATGGAAATTATTGGGTATGGGAATATCCAGATTACGCTAAAGATTACACAGTAGTAGCTGACGTTGCCCGAGGTGATGGTGCTGACTTTTCCACGTTTCAAATATTTGATGTAGAATCTGTAAGGCAAGTAGCAGAATATAAAGGTAAAATTGCACCTAATGATTTCGGCAACATGTTAGTAACAGTAGCTACGGAATGGAACAATGCGTTGCTAGCAATTGAAAATGCAAACATTGGTTGGGCTGCAATACAACCAGCATTAGATAGAGGTTATCAAAACTTACATTATACATATAAAGATGACGGATATACCGATGCATCTGTGCAATTGAAAAAAGGTTATGATATGAAGGATAAGAGCCAAATGGTTCCTGGAGTATCAACTACATCGCGTACTAGACCATTAATGATATCTGCATTAGAAATGTATATGCGTCAAAAAACTCCGTTAATTCGCAGCAAACGTCTCATACAAGAATTGCTAGTATTTGTATGGTTAAATGGAAAAGCACAAGCACAACAAGGCTATAACGATGACTTAGTAATGTCATTTGCAATTACATTGTGGCTACGAGATACGGCATTAAAATTACGTCAACAAGGAATTGATTTGAATAAACGTGCATTGTCTCAATTTCAAAAAACAAATCCAGTTATATATACAGGTAAACCTAAACCTACTGATACGGGATGGAATTGGAATCCTGGTGATGGCGATCAAGATTTAACTTGGCTTATTTAAAAAACGCCAAGGTTCTGTACATAGTTATATTTATATTAAAAAAGAAATATGGCGTCATTAAGAAAACGTTTACAAAATCTATTTAGTACCAATGTTATCGTACGTGCTTACGGAAAAGATCAACTACGAGTAATAGATACAAATCGTTTGCAAAGTGTTGGTAATTTAGCTCAAAGCAAAGTAGCAGATAGATATACACGTCTACACGGGTCAAATAAGCATCGTGTCGGTGGAATGGGTGGATATGATTCTAATTATTATATGCATCAAAATCGTATGCAATTGTATGCAGATTACGAAATGATGGATAAAGATCCAATAATATCTTCAGCATTAGATATATATTCTGACGAATCTACATTAGCAGATCAATTTGGAGATGTACTAACAATACGTACTAACAATACTAGAATACAAAAAATTCTTTACAATTTATTTTATGATATTCTAAATATAGAATTTAATTTATGGTCATGGATTCGCCAAATGACTAAATACGGCGATTTGTTTTTAAAACTAGATATTGCAGAAGGAGTTGGTATTCTTAATGCACGTCCATATTCTAGCTATGAAATGGAACGTTGGGAAGAATATAACGAAGCTACCGGCGAATACGAAATTAAATTCAAAAACATAGCATCTGAACAATTAACGTATGATGTGTATGAAATTGCACATTTCCGTATGTTATCCGATTCTAACTTTTTACCATATGGTAGATCCATGTTAGAAGGCGCACGTAAAGAATTTCAAAAATTAATGATGATGGAAGATGCGATGCTAATACATCGTATAATGAGAGCTCCAGAAAAACGTATTTTTAAAATTGATATTGGTAATATTCCGCCAAATGAAGTTGATAGCTTCATGGAAACTATCATCAATAAAATGAAAAAAATTCCACATATCGATCCAAATACTGGTAATTACAATTTGAAGTTTAATCTTAATAACATGTTAGAAGATTATTACTTGCCAGTACGAGGAGGACAATCATCTACTACCATAGATACACTTCCTGGTATGACTTTTACCGGAATGGAAGATATCGAATACATCAAACATAAAATGATGGCTGCACTTAAAATACCTAAACCATTTTTAGGTTATGATGAAGGTGTAGAAGGAAAAACTACGTTAGCATCAATGGATATTCGTTTTGCTAGAACTATTGAACGTATTCAAAAAATCGTAGTATCGGAATTAGCAAAAATTGCAATAGTACATTTATATTCTCAAGGATTTGAAGGAGAAGATTTAATTGGTTTTGAATTAGAATTAACTGCACCATCTATAATTTACGATCAACAAAAAGTAGCATTAATGAATGAAAAAATTCAGTTAGCAAATGCTATGAAAGACAGTAAATTGGTATCAGATAAATACATATATGAATACATATTCAATATGGCTGAAGATCAATGGTTGCAAGAAAGAAGCAATGTTATTGAAGATCTTAAATTAAGATTCCGTCAAAATCAAATCGAACAAGAAGGAAATGATCCAGCCGTAACGGGAGTATCATATGGTACGCCACACGATTTAGCAACCGTTCATATGTCAAGCAAAGAAGTAGAAGAAAAAGATAAAGGCGGGCGTCCACCAGAAGGAATTAAATCAGGACAACATCAAAATGCATTTGGTTGGGATCCTACCGGAAGAAAAGAATTAAAACAAGCGTTTGATCCAGAAAATCAAAAAACTACATTTACTCCAGATCCAAGATTTAAAAGTAGACAGACAACCGTAGCTACGGAAAGTATATTAAAGAAAATGAAAACTAAATATGGTATTATTGCAGAAACGTATAATGCAAATGCAAATACAGATCCAGATTCCGGTACCATGTTGGACGAAAACAATATTTTATAAAATTAAACATATTTATTTAAAATTAAGGCAAACCCAACTATGAAGAAACTAAAACATTCAAAATACAAAAATACCGGTATTTTATTTGAAATGTTAGTTAGGAAATTAACTTCAGAAACGTTGTCATCTAATAAATCTGATACTATCGATATTATTAAAAATCATTTCGGACGTAATACTGAATTATCTAAAGAATTGCAATTATACAATTCATTGCTAAAAGAACAATTTCGAAGCGAAGCACAGGCATTAGATTACATAAGAACCGTTAAAGCTGCGCATTCTAAATTGAATCAAAGCGCACTAAAACGTCAACGATACAATCTAGTTAAAGAAATTTCTGAAAAATTTGTTTTTGAAAATATGTCTAAAATACATATATCTAATTACAAAGTTTTAGCTTCAATCAACATGTTGTTTGAATTTGATGAAACGGATAATCCAAAACAAATCATGGAATGTAAAAACGTTATCATCGATAATGGAATAATTACAGAACGTGTTGCGCCACAAAAAGATCCTGTCATTGAAAAATTTGAAAGTCAACCTAAAGAAATTCGTTTGTTAACGTATAAATTGTTAGTTGATAAATTCAATGAAAAATATTCTGGATTAGACGACTCTCAGAAAAAACTATTAAATAAATACGTAACCAATGTTAATGATACTGCTACATTGAAAGATTATGTAAGAACCATAATACCAGCTATCAAAAAACAATTGGCAGAATCAGCAAAAACCGTAGACGATAAAGTAGTAAAAATCAAAGTACAAAAGTTATCAGAAATGCTTTGCAATGTAGAAAATTTGAAAACTATCAAAGAATCTCACATATTATCTTTACTACGTTATTTTGATTTAATTAAAGAACTCAAGGAAATTCGATGAGATCATTTCTTAAAGAAATAGAACAAAAGTTCATAGAACTAGAATCTGATTTATCCGATCGCGATTATGATGGCGACGGCGAATTAGAATCTCCGGAAATGGAATACAAAGGTTCTAGAGATCGTGCTATAAAAAACGCAATGGATGACGATGAACTAGATGAAATGTCAACAACAGGTGCTATTGCTGGTTATAATACGCCAGCTGCATTTGCTAAACCAGGAAAATGGCAAGGTAAAAAAGCTAAATATGAATCTGTAAATACACCTCCAACGTTTCGTTACGATGAAGAACAATATCAACATCCGGAATCAGAAGAAGAAGAATACGTAGATAAATTTCCATTTTCATTAGATGACGCAGATTGGCAACATAAAAATTACAAATATCCATCTGTAGATTTATCTAGTAGTCCGGGGACTGCTACTAAAAAACATCGTACTTTAAAAGTAGAAGATGTTATAGAAACAAAATACGAGCAACTTATAGAAGGATATCGCGATTTTAAAACGGGAGACGTTAAACCGTCTATTAAAGTTAAAGATAGCATACGAGAAATTGCAAAAAAACTTCGCGAAATAGAAACGATAGTAAATTATAGTACTAAATACAAAAGCGAATCCGGCGTTACATCATCTGCATATGGACCAAGCACGACGAAAGCATTAACGGAAATATCAAACAGATTAATCAAAATATCAGAAAGAATACGATCATTAGGGGAATAATATGTCAAAACAACTTATAGTAGAATATATGCCATTTAGGCCAATTGGTTCTTTAACAGAATCAAACGGTGCTGCATATGGAATACCGGGTGGTTTTGTTGTGCAAGGAGTTTTACAAAGAGCAGGGGCTAAAAACCAAAACGGAAGAATATATCCTAGAAATATTTTACAAAGAGAATGTCAACGCTATCAAAAAGAATACATTGATCAACATAGAGCATTAGGAGAATTGGATCATCCAGAATCTTCCATAGTTAACTTGAACAACGTGTCACACAATGTTTTAAAAATATGGTGGAACGGAGACGATTTACACGGAGCAGTACAAGTATTAGATACTCCATCTGGAAAGATTCTTAAAGAATTATTTCGTGCAGGAATTACATTAGGTATTTCTTCGCGAGGTTTAGGTTCTGTTAAAGAATTACGCAATGAGAGTGCAGTAGAAGTACAAGAAGATTTTGAATTGATATGTTGGGACTTCGTATCTAATCCTTCAACACATGGCGCCTTTATGCGTCCTACACACATGCACGAAT